TTGCTACTTTGACCCCTGCGCTATCGTTATCAGGCCATAGAATGACTTGCTTGCCCTGTAACGGAGAGAAATCATAGCTAGGTGCAGATCTAACAGAAAGCATACCAGCGCCCCCTAAATGACAGGTAGCTGTATGACCCAAAGAGTTTAGATCGTCTGCACATTTCTCACCTTCAACCCATATGATGCGCTCGGCTTCCAAGATGCCTGGTATGTTGTATAAAGGTCTTGTGTCTGGCATTTTAGGAAACGTGCTGTTGCCAGAGAACTGACGGAATTCTTTTTTAGCCTTGCCATCATTACCTCGAAGAACCTCTCCATCTTCGCTCCTAGATATGTAACGCCGTACAAGACATATAATCTCACCTTCACTAGATTCGTAAACGTGTTCACCATCATGCGGTGTATTAATATCAATCTGCATCTTTTGAGGCTTTGGGCTTTCTTGGTTAAGATTAAGATTGACAGGGTTTTCTGGTGGTCGTGGGCGAAAATCTGGACCTAAATAATCAGCAAAGTATTCAGACACGTCTTGCAGCGTCATGCCTCTGCCTTCCATCATAATCTTTGTGATACCGCCAACGCCCTCGTGGGTGCTGAAATCCATACCTTGCATGAAATCAGATCTATTTGCATCAACAGATATCTTTAATGATTTTCCCTTTTCTCCATCTAAAGAACCAATTTCAAACTGTGTGCCTCTCATTATCCCATTTGGATATGTATCTACCAACGCTTGAAGTTGTACTGATTTTGGAACTTTTTCACTAATATCGTCTGCTAGATTTTTTGATTTTGTATTACCAATTCTAAGTACGCCCATTGTTTTCCACCCACGTTTATATTTTTACTTTATTGCTCCCAGCAAGAATTCTGAAAATCACAGAACCTGCACAAAAAGAAATCTTTACTTTGTGCGATGCGTGGCAGAGTGTCACCTGATTTAATAGCAGTCAAGATATTTACTGCTTTGTCACTTGCGGATTGAGCGAGATGCTTATCAAACGGAACCAATTCATAATAAATCTCGCTCGTGTTTTTATTAACAACCGTAAACAAACATGGGTTGTCCTCTAGTTCCATATACGCCTGGTATAAAGCTATTTGAGTTGCATAAACCTTGTTGGCCTTTGCAACGCCAACCTTAACAAACTCTTTAAACTTTCTGTCGTTTGCTGATTTGTTTTCCCATAAGAACGGATAGTTCATAGATACCGGACCATCGCAGATAACGCCATCTATATGACCTTTTATTTGATCATCAGCTATTGAAAAACCAAACTGCTTACCATTGGTATCTTCTGTTCTTAAATCAAACTTTGCATCTCTTAACCACTTTGCAGCGTAATCCTCAATCTCATGTCCAAACTGAAATATACGCAGTGTTCTTGCACTAAACTCTTTTTCTTTGTCAGACGGATAGCCCATAAACCTGTATTGAATTTTTCTCGAACACTCTTCGCCTATAGAAGAAGCACCTATATATTTTCTTTTTGGCTTCTTACTATTAAAGTCAACTATTGCTTCATCAACTGCAAACTCAATGTGATCAGTAATATTCTTAAAAGGGGATACTGGTTGTTGCGGTGACGCCAGTTGACTCATAGTAGGTGTCTTCGAGTTTTCCAATATTTATCTCCTCTTCTATTTTTTCAGCGTTTTGCAACCCAAAAATTAATGCCTGAACTTGTTGCTCTGTTAAATCACATAATCTTTTTTCCCATCCAATGGCTTTAAAGATTAGTGTGACCTCTTCCATAGGTTTTCTTGAATCTGGATACATATCTCTCCCTCAATGTATTTTTTTATTTTCAGAATCATGGCTATACAAATCCATAACTCTTTTTATTTTACTCTTATCAACCTCATGGTTTTCAAAAAGTAGGTTCATTACTTTGTCTGGTTTCATTCTTATGTAGGCTATACCAAACAAAACTACTTGATCTAAAGAAATTAAATTATCTGTATGATCATCTATGATTTCAGTGGCTGTCTTATGCACTTGCACGTCATCACTAGGGTTATCAGCCCAACAAATCATATCATATTCTTCTGTGCTAACCTCCCCAACTTTGTTCTCCAACGCAAGTAATATAGACATTTCAAATCTTGGCATTACTCTTCCTTCGTTGCCATTTCCCCACCTAAACTTGCATAGCCTATCTTATCTATCCAAGAATCTCTGTGATCCATAGTTTCTAATAATCTACAGGTCTTTGTCCAATCCATCATCAACGTAATATGCGCTGGTGTCAAATCACCCTGATTTTTCATTGCTGCTTGAGCGATAATATTCCAACCACTAGCGATGCGCTCATGGTTAATCTTTGCGTCACCATATACTTCAGCTCTATCACCATTAACTAATTCTTTAGCTGAATTAATTAAATCATTTCTATTCATAATTTATTTCCTCCACCATTCTATCAATGTCATTTTTGTTCCAAAGATAACTTAACCAACAAGCAGCCTTATACTTATCCCAGGAGAAATCCATTGGGCTAACAGTAACGCCATTTGATTTTAAATGTTGCAACTGTAAAGCAGATGGATTTTGTGAAAGCCACCTTTTTGTTTTGTTAGCTGCATTACCATCTTCGATCTCTCGAAGAAAATCATCCGCTGCAGATGTTGCCTGAACACGAGCGCCAATGGAAACTGCTCTCAACTTACCATGCTTAGACTTAACAATGGCTACTGAGGTATCATCTATTGTTGCGACAATACCAAAACCTTGAAAGCCTGTAGCCATCATACAAGAGCCATTTCCAAAGATGTCCAGCCACCTAAACGGAGATAGCTGCATAAGATCGTATTCTGTTAATGAGAAGTCAGATAGCTCAGACTTGGCAATGCCCTCAAAACCATGACCACAGTTAGGACATACTCTTGAGTTGGCTGGAATAATAAAATCGCACTCTGGACACTGCTTATCTATACCAACTGCATTAGGGTTTTCTGGAGCGCCATCTAAGTTTACATTCTCATCCAAAGCACCATGCGTTAAAATACTGGTGCCAAAGTCTAAAACAATGCAATCCTTTTTAATTAGTCCAGGATGTACCTCTTGGTCAATGATACGCAGACCTCGACCAATCATCTGCACCATTGTGGATTTGTATGAGCATGGTCTTGTAAGCACAATGCACGAAACAGGTGGAGCGTCAAAGCCTTCAGTTAAAACAGCTACGTTGATGACAACTTGAACATGACCAAACTCTAAACTGTGCAAAATATCCGCACGTTCATCAGATGGCGTTTCTCCAGTTACAATTTCTGCATTAATATCATTAGCAATGAACTCATCAAGCAAATCATTTGCATGGCGAATAGTAGAACAAAATACAACGGTCTTCCTATCTGAAGCCTTTTCTAACCATTCTTTAACAACACGCTCATTAATAATGGTGCGGTTCATAATCGCTTCAACTTGTTCCATGTCAAAATCATTAGCAAGTCGCCTGACTTCTCCTAATTGGCTCTGCACACCAACGTCAATAACGTAGGCAACTGGCTTAACTAAAAACCCTTCACGAATTAATGTAGTTAATTCAATCTGATGTGAGCAGTTGTTAAAGACACTCTTTAACCCTTTCCTATCTCCACGGTTAGGAGTGGCTGTAAAGCCCACAATTTCAGCGTTTTCGTTGTCTTCTCGAACTGCATCAATTATCTTTTGGTATGTTCTTGCTGCAACATGGTGGCTCTCGTCTATGACAACCATATCAAATTTAGGTCGGTTTCGTAAGTTGGCATCCCTTGACATGGTTTGAACCATAGAAAAGACTGCATCACCTTCCCAGTGTTTTATCGTACCATTAACAATACTGGTGGTAATGTATGGATTTACTTTATTAAATTTAATGCTGTTTTGTTCTACCAGCTCATCTCTATGCTGTAGAACCAGGACACGCTTTCCTTCTTTATGCCTCTTACCAATCAAGGCAGACATCATAATAGTTTTTCCAGCCCCTGTGGGCGCTACTACGATTGTGTTGCTGTGTTTGTCTAAGGCTGTTGACGCATCTGACACAGCGACCTCTTGATAGGGTCTTAATAACATTTGATTTCCTTACGCTACTAGAAAGTTGGGGGGTTAGCGGCTCACGGCCCCCCGTTCCGTGTTTCTAGCAGACAACCAAGAGTCCTGCCGCTAGATTATTTATTTGCCCAACTAGGCACAGGCCCATTCGATGTGGGTTGTGTCTGAGCCTGTGCCTGTGGCTGATGCGTTGGTTGTTGCACCTGCTGAGTAGCGTAATTACCTGAAGGAATGAACTCTTTTTGGTTTGGTGTCAATGCTACCATGAGCTTGTTTTGATCATCATAACCATTTGTTCCCTTCTTAATACCTACCTTGGCACAAATCTCCATGCCAGTCAAAGCGTCTACGCCAGAAATCTGACGACGAGACTGAGCTTCTGGAGACATATCTGCTGGATCTAAACTATTTGCACTCTCAATAATTGAACGCAAAGTACGCAAACCAATCTCTTTAGCTAACGGAATACCACTCTGACCCATCTTATCGCCATCAACAAAGATCCTATCCCAGAACTTACGACGATCAAACTGACCACCAATAATAGTAAACTCTAGTTCCATCCACTTTGCAGATGATGATTGAGATGCTTTAAACCACTGACCGTTTCCAAACTCAGGGATTGATGTTTCACCCATCTTCACTAAGATAGTTGCTCTCGCTACTGTGCCAAGTGGAATTAAAGTTCTTTCCATCTGACCTGTTTCTGGCTGCACTTCATTTAAATTAATCATTGTTCACCTCCTCTTTTGGTGTTTGTGTTTTAGGATCGACAAAAACAGTTGGTTGGGGTTTGCCGCTCCCCATTTTAGAAATAAGTTTACCCAAGTGTGGCTCTTCAAGCACGTCAAGACGACCAGAGCGATCCTTAGCTGGATAACCCCACTCATTTAATGCCTGACACACAAAAGCCCTGTAGGGTCCATTCTCGCCAGTTAAAATAGACATGGTGATAATCTCATCCACAATGCCTGGCAATTCACGACCTGTCTTCGAGCCTTCAATTTGTAAAGCATATTGCTTACGATTATAATCATCAGTTGTTTCATCTAAGATACCAACAAAGATTACGTTCTTCTCTCGAATGTGCTGTATATGTGTCAGCCAAGCCATCATCTCACGACCATGTAAACCGTAGGCTGATCTTGTATCTAACTTGCCTGTACGATCTGATCTGCTTTCTGGCTGTTGTTGACACCATTGAAAGCATAAGCGTCCGGCAACCGTGATAGAATCAATAAACAAAGTATCATACTTGTTCATTACTTCTTCACGCTCACCGTAGATAGACGAAACATAATCAAAGTGTGATTTACCGTATGGCTGGTCTTCTGCCAGTGACGGATTAGGACCACCCAAAAAACACGCAAAGTCTCGACACTCCCCCCAGGTTTTAGGTCTGATAACATCGACAGGCCAACCTTCAATAGCTGCATCTCCAGCTTCGAGATCAAAGAACAACGTGCTATCGTAGTCTAATGTTCTAGCAAGAGTTGTTTTACCAACTCCGCTAGGACCACACACAACAATCTTATGACCTCTTTTTTCTGCCATACGTTGATCGGCAGTTATAATATTTAATCCCATTCTAATTCTCCAATTCTACTTTAAAAGAACCAATCTCAGTGGTTCTGCAAGATTGCAATTGATCACGCACATCTGGAGGAGAAGCACTATATTTAGTCTCCTCAACATGGTAAGTAATTTTTGCGTAATGATTTGCGTTCTCAGGAGACATATTGATGAAGACTTCTTTCAAAGCCTCCTGATCCCAAGTAACTTTCTTGTTAACTTTTACTTTGAACTTCATGTTATCAACTAAAACACTAGTTGTACCAAAGTCCTTTCCAAGTTCACTTAATTTTTGTCGTGCAATCGGCAAATAAGATTCTGACAACTTTTCATCAATATCTTTTACCTCAACTTTCAACAAACGGATTTGTTGAGACAGCTCGTCACGACGAGTAAATAAATCAATGTTTGACATTTTAACCCTTTCTTGGTTTGTTAAGTCTGCTAGAACGTTAAAATATGACCGATTAATTTATTATGTCAACTACTTTTTTTTAGATAAGTATATTTCTATGCCAAGACACGCCTTCATAAGCTTCTTTTTTAGTTTAAATTCAGGGGTTTCTACGCCTTTGGCATCTTCAATAATTTCTTTCCAATCACCCTCTGGATTTTGTCTTTTGTATCTAAAGTCGGCTATGTAAGCACAGATCTTTTGACCATTTACCTCCAGATTAAACCTTACTTGCAGCTCTAAATCTTTCACAGTCTTGGCGCGTTCAAGGGATTTTAGGTACAAATATCGTTCTGATTCCCACTTAGAATCAAATTTAATATTATTGATAATAACTTTTTTATTACCGTATTTGGGTCTTGACCCAAGCCTTCTGGGATTATATGTTGTTCTTGCTAACATTATTGGGAAGGAACCTCCATTATGCCAAACCCCGGAAAATATAAATCAGTAGGACTAAACCTTGATGCTTATGCTAAGTTAGTATTCATATCAGATCAAGAGGATAGAGCTATAGGTCGTCAGTTATCTCGAATGATAGACCAGGAGTACAGTAGAGTATCTACAGCTACAGGCCAACAAATGACAAAAATTACACCACCGCCAGTCGGTAGTGGTCTAGGTGGCTACGCTGTAATTGAAGATTAAAGAAGATCGGCGCTTCCAAGCCCACCAAGTAAGCTCGAAGCTACTGCTGGGTTTTGCGCCGCTCTTTGTCGTATGGCTGATTGATTAGCTTGAGGCGCAGAGATATTTGACATTATTTGCGATAGAGTTGCTCCTTCAATTTCACCAGGTGCAACATTTGGCACAGGCATTGATGGTCTTTGTTGAGGCATTTTTTGTGAATTTATAGCATTACTAACAAGGGATTTTGTTTGTTCCACGCCGCTTGAAATTCCTTTAGCGGATGTTTGACCTACAATTTGAGATACAGATTTAGATAATAAATCAGCAAAAGCTTCTTTTTTCGTAATCCCCTGTCCAGTTAAAAGTCTATAATCTTTCATAAATCTTTTATAAAAAATTTCAGAAGAAAACATTCTTCCTAAAAGAGTAAATTTAAGAAGCTTGCCTACATTTTGTAAAGGACTAGCCGCTATACTAGCAGCTATTAACTCGCCACCTTCTGCTGCTTTTGCATTAAGTTTAAGAATTTTTCCAAACTGCAACATTTCTTTAGACATTTCTTCTCCAAAAATTTCAGAAATTTTTGCATTATCTTTAATTAATTTATCACCAAAAGTTCTAAATTGAGTTGGATCTGTTAAAAATTTTGCATCAAAATTACCTATTAAATCATCCATATATGCGCCTTTAAGGACTTCCTTTGAGGCATCATCTTTAAAATAATTCATAACCTGTGCAACGTCTGCTGGTTTAGTATTTGGATTGCTTATATAAGCAGCAGCTTCTACATCATCTAAAGTACCATCTCTTAATTTTTTAACTAAACTACTTCTTTGAAATTCATTTATTGATTTTCTTTTATTTACTAAATTTTGTAATAAATTAATTCCATCATCAGCAAATACAGAACCTTCATCTAAAAGACCTATTACTCTTTGGTCTAAATTTGATAAAGATAATGCGTTCATTTGTTCTGAAAGTTTCTTTACTTGAGGAGCCTTAGACCCAAATAATTCGTCCGCAGTTGTTCCCAAGGCTTTATAAGCTTTTGCAAATTTTTCCCCTTTAAATTTTGTAGGGTCTAAAATAGAAGCAGACTCATCAATATTTTTTCTTAACCACTCTCCCGCCATCCTAGATCTTAAATTTTCATATTCACTGACTACACTTTTAGCACCAGGTTTTTTAGCAGCATTCATTCTTTCCGCTTGATTATCTAATACTTTTTTTAAACTTATAAGTCTTTCAGGAGCATCGGGCTTTAATATACTGGCTTGCATTCTTGAAGCATCTATGGGTTTATTATTCCTAACAGTATTAGCTATATCTTTTAATATTGAAGAATGCTCTAAGGCATCAAATTGTCTCATTCCTTCAGCAAAAAGTCTTCTTTGTTCTTGAACAGAATCAGCCGCAGAAAGAATTTTTTTTCTTGAACCTGCTCCAGAACCAATATTTCTAAATGCAATATTTTCAATGCCCTCTAAATTTTTTCTTGACAATATAGTATCTATTTCATCAATAAATTTATTAGCCATATTATAAACGCCTTGCTCTGCGCCTTTAGTCATTTTTGTATCACTTAAAGATTTTCTAGCAGAATATAATTTTGCAAAAGAAGATTTTTCTCCCACTTGACTCATTGATGTTAAAATAGTTTTTTCCAAATCTTGACTTGTATTTGGAATTATATTGTCATATTTTGCAATTCCACCAAAGTCGTCTACTAAGGCTTTTAAACTTCCAGAAGGAATAATATCAGCGTTTCCAACAACTGATTTGTTTATTTCATCTATTTTTTTAAATCCAGCAACAGATAAGTCATCAAAATGTTTAAAAGACTGGCTTAATACTGAAAATAAATTATCATCTATTGCTAAATCTTGCACAGCCGCCCTATCAAGATTATCAGCTGCTTTAGTCATGAATGAAATTACATCTTTAGACAGTCGTGCTTCTTCTTGTAATAATTTAGTATTTCCAGAATCTGCAGCTTCTTTTAATATACGACCTAATTTATTAACATCTGAAGCACCTGCTTTTTCTCTAAATTTCTCTATTTTAGAGTTTATAACATCAAAATTTCTTTTTAATCGAGGTGATGATTTAAAAATTCTTTCAGCTAACGCTTGCTGTCTTGATATAACTGGAGAAGCTCCTAATGTGCTTAAAGTAGGAGTAATACCCATTTCTATGGATTCTCCCATTAATTTTAAATCTTCAGGAGATAGTTTTGAACCTCCTGGACTAAAAGCTTTACCTATAGTTTTAAATAAAATTTGTCCTCCACCTTCAAAAGCACCAGATAATAAAGCTTCTTTACCAGTTTGTTTAGCTATTTCTCCTGGTGTTTGCCTAGACACACCAGAAGCCATTTCGTAAAACTCTTCAATTAAGTTTGCACCACCTCCACCAATCGCTGCCCCAATCATAGCTCCCAATATAGGAATTGGTATTAATGCTTGACCAACTACAGCTCCTGTTACAGCTCCTCCTATTTCTGGAGCAATACCTGCAAGATCGCTAATATCATTTTTGCTTAAACCTCTTTCATCTATAACAATGTTTTTATCAGTTTCTATACCAAATTTAATAGCGCCCGAAGGAGTCAGGGCTAATTGCCCTCTATTATCTTTGGTGTAATCTTCCTCGTTTAAACCATTTTTTTGCAAAACTGCTTCTTGTTCTTCAAATTTATCTGCTATACTTAAGCTGGCTCGAAGACCCGCATCTTGAATACCAGTTGTCGTATCAAAACTTTGATCAGAGCCTTGCGCTGATGTTTGACCCTGATCTATTTCAGAAAAAAAAGGTTTAGGATTAGAAACAATTTCTCTTATTTTGTCATTTTCTAATTGAGTAGGGGCATCACCACTAATTTCAAACTCCATTGCTCCATAAGCAGTATCTACTGAAATAATACCCATATTAATTTTAATCCTTTGATATTACAGAAATTCTAGGAATAGCGCTTGTAACAATGTCTCCATCTACAAGGTTATATTTTACTCTTTTTAAATTCATTGCTCTTTCTTTGTTTTCTTCCCATTCAGATTCTAACGCATAATAGGCTGGATCTTGAAGAAGATTAGCTACACCATCTATATCTTGTTTTTTAGATAAGAATATTTCCCTAATAGCGCCAACATTCATTTGCAACTGTTCTATACTTAAAAATTCTCCTGGTTTTCCTAACAGCTCTACTAATCTATTTACATCTGTATTTGAAATACCATTTCCAGATTCTTGAGTTAACATTTTTTTATACTCAGCTATAATTGCGTTACCTAATGATTCTATTTGAAGTCTTGGAGATAAATTTTTATTTTTAGGATTGTTAAAATCAAAGTCAGCGCCAAACCTGTTAGCCATTTCCTTTGCTCTGTTTAAAGCTATTGTACCAGCACTTCCAGCAAAATTACCCACATTATCGTAAGAAGATAATAATACATCAATTTCATCAGTTTTTGTTAAAGCGCCATTAATTCTTTTCATAGCAGATTCTGTTTTATTTAAAGCACTTCCGGGAAGAGCAAATTTTGCGCCTGTTGCGTTTCTCCCCATTTCTACATCAAATCCATTAAAATATTTTACATTTTTGACGCCTTTTACTTCTAAACCTGCTTTTTTGTCTTTCTTAGCGTCTATATTTAATTCTAATATTTTTAAATCTCTAGCTTGATTTAGCGCTCTTCTTTCTTTTGCAAGAGCAGCTGATGCTGATTTTCCAGCTTGAATTTGACCAAGAGCATATTTACCTGCCGCTACTTGTTCAGCTTTAGCTGTAGCTTTAGCTTTAGTAAGTTCTGGCAGTGCTTTCTCTCCAGCCTCTCCAACAGCAGATAGCATTTTGCCTACATTAAATCCTTTACCAGCTTTATTCTGCATTAAGCTAAGACCTAAAGCCATAAGAGCCGCACTCTTATCAACCTTACCACTTGAGTCAAGTCCAGTGGCATCATAAAATTCTTTTTTGTATTTTTCTAAGAGATCCTCTTGTGTTTCTGGCGTTACTGTTTCACCTTTAGCTTTAGCTGTGTCTAAAAGAGCTTCTTTAAAAGTATCTTCCATAGCCTTTTCAGTTCCAGGAAAAGTTGCGTCAGGATACTTAAAAAATTGATCATCCATCATTTCACCGGGCTTTGGCTTGCCAGGTTGACCTGTAAAGAATTTTTCCTCGGCTTTCTTAGGTATTAATTTTCCTATTTCACTTGGGTCTTGAGCAACATAACCACCTGCAGCTTCTTCTAATTTTGTAGAAGTACCTGCTGTATTTGTTATTCCAGGTATATCAACAATAGTAGGAAATTCATCTGGTTCAAACTCTGTAATATCAATATTACCATATTTTTCATTAAATCTATCTTCTTCATCTTCACGGTATATACTGTCGCGTGAACCCATAGTATTTAAACCTGAAAGCGCAAAATCTCCAAAAATATTTTCTGAAGGAAGCTCACTAGAAATGCTTTCTTCAAGTTTTATTTCTGGACCAGAATAAGAACCAGTCGCTTCTTGCCCCATTTTTATTAATTCAGATAAAATACCAGTTCCAAGAACTTTTTTTAAATTTTGAGTTTTGTTAAAAGAATCTTTAGAAATATCATAAAGAGATCCAATGCCCCTCTTTGTAGCTTCGTCAGATATAAGAGGCCCTTGACCTGTAAAAACTCTTTGTAGTGGATCAGCCATTTAATTACTCCATCTATACTTAATTATTTAGCCCTTGGTATGTAGTGTAAGCTCCTATTCCGGCTAAAAACGGATTTGTTTGGGCGACTGGTGATGTGTTATATGAATTATACATACTGGCAGAAGGTGTGCCAGATAGCGCACTGTAGGCATAATTGTAAGGCATTAGAGCTTGTTGTGTATTTCTCATGCCTTCTTGTCTAGCAATATCAATTCCTTGTTGTGTGTAATCTCTTCTACCCATTCCCAGTGAACCCATCATGGCTATATCTGCTGGAGCAAGTCTTGAGTAAGCAGTGCCAATATCAGCTGCTCTAGCAGCTAGGTTACCGTATCTACCACCCATTTCACCCTGAGCAGAGCCAATGGCTCCCAGTGTTTGCCCTAAGCCACCATATAAACGCCCTGCCTCTAAGTTACGTTTATATTCGTCTTCTTGCGCTCTAGCTTGTGCCTGTGCGCTAGAAAGGCCCATAGATCTATATTGATCTGCAGCTTGTTGCAATCTTTTTTGACCACTTTCAAATGCTGCTTGTTGAGCTTTGTTTTCTGCCTCAGTTATTCCAGCGCCAAGTTGTCCTGCTGATAAATCTCTTTTTCTAGCACCTTCAAACGCTGCTCCTTCAAGCCTAGCCCCTTCTGCCCCTAACTTACCAGTTAGACCTGCTGCATCTAAAGCTCTTTTTCTTGAAGCTTCATCCGCTGCCATTGCACTCTGTAAAGACTGCGAATAACCACCAGACAAAAGATTAGCTATTGTACTGCTCTTTGAGTCTAAAATATTTTTAGCTGTTTCTGCCGCTTGTACACCTGTTCGAGAACCACCAAACGCTCCAGCGCCAACAGCACTAGCGTTCATTTTATTTATAGCTTGCTCACCTTGTTTATTGATTTGCTTCATAGCTTCATCAATAACTTGTTGTTTATAGGGGTCCATAAATGATGAAACTGCTTGAGAAGGGTCAAACTTACCAAGACCTTGTTTGGCTGTTTCTAAAGAAGGGTCAATCCTTCTGTCATATACTTGTTGCGCCCCAAAATCACCCTGGCCTCTGTTTATGTCACTAATAGCTGCTTCATAAGAACCTACAGGTGGTTGATATGTTTGAGAACCTAAATCTGCTCTTAATTTAGCTCCCCCAAGCTCTGTGTCATACATTCCTTTAGCGTCAATTGAACCAGCACCACTAGAAATGTAGTTTTGAGCAGTTGGAAAATAAGAAGAAGCATCTCTTAAAGTGTCTAATCCAGATGCAATTCCTGATCCAGCCTCCTGTAAATACCTTGGCTTACCAGATTGATCTAAAAAATAAGGTTGATAACGATTAACATATGCCTGTCTTTCTTCTGGCGTATCAAACATTCCATAAGCTGCTTGCTCTAAAGGATCTAATGCTGCTTGTTTATACTCTGGTATAGTAAATAAATCAGGATACTTAGAGGCATCTATAAGACCACCAGAATAAGTAACACTTCCATCTTCCGCAGTTGTTGGCGTGCCAAATATTTGATCTAATAAAAGTTGTTCGCGTTGTTCAATGTATTCTGGACGACGTTGTGTTGTTTGAACTGTAGTTGTTTCAGCCATTATGCCATTCCTTCCAGAGTGTCTTGTAGGGCGTATGCACGTTCTATACCTTTTTTCTGATCACCGCCACCTAATCCTTGTATAGCTGGCTTATTAAGAACAAATTCACCTGCTGTAAGCATAGCAGGAACGTCATCTTCAGTACCAGAACCTTCGCTTGGCATTATTCCACCAGTTCTTCTTGGAAAATATTCTGGAACTTGACCACCTTTTTCAGCTCTCATCATGTTAGCTGAAACTGGCACATTGCCAAAACCAAATGGTCTATTAGCTTCTTCTCCCATTGCGTCTGTTTCTTTTTTATCAAACATAGATAAACCTTGAGCGCCAAGTCCAAATAACAATGCCTCTCCAGCAGGAGTGTTTAAAATATTTCCTAATGTACTACCTTCTTTACCAAGACTAGGAAATATTTTAGAAAGAATACTTCCCGCACCCATTAAATCATCTCTAAATTTAATATTGCCTCCTGTTTTAGCAGAAGCTTTAGCGACTTCTGAAAGAGCATTTGCTCCTCTTTCTGGTTCTGAGTACATACCTCCATAAGGTTGATTTGCTCCAGCGCTAATAATTCCAGAAGATATATCATCTGTTCCTAAACCAAATGAATCTTGTAAAGACCCACCACCTAAAGAGTTTATACCGCCACCTAAAATACCACTAAGCAAAGCACCTCTAAGAGTAGGTTTTTGACCTGATATTAAACTACCAGCAGCATTCGTAAGAATTGCTTGACCTGCAGCACTTCCTAAAATTGGCTTAATAAAGCTAAGTAACTCAGTAAAAAAGAACTCTGGCTGACCTGTCATTGGATTGATGCTGTTACTTTGATTACCAACTGTATATCTATTAGGATCTCCACCCATGTCCATAATAGCTGCATTGATTCCTGAATTTAGCCCAGGATTATTATCAAGAACTTGTCGAGGAACCATCATTTCGCCAGGAGAAACGTGCGCTAATTGCGTATCTCCGTTTCTTCCCATAGCCGCCATATTTTGCATCATATCAATCTCATTAGCTATTTATATACACTTTAACAAAACTTTTACAACATTACTAGCATTATGTGCTAACTGTTACCGATCCAACTTCTCCCGTAGCTTGAAAGCCCCTTACATAAGGAGAATACTCTACAGGAACTCTTAGCGCTCCCCCATGATTAAATACACCCCCATCCTCTAGCCCAGAATCATCAGTTTGAAGAGCTGTAAATACAGTAAAGGTGTTTCTTCCTTCTCCAGCATTTTGAATTTGGCTTAAGTATGTGGAGTAAGTCCTTATAATTTCATCAAAATATTGTCTTTGATATTGTTCTGGAGCTATTGGAAAATATGGTAAATTTAAATTTCTTGACACTAACGCCTCCCATCAAGTCGCATTTCAACTCTCGGCGTACCTAATCTCCATGTGACTCCTTCGTCATCACTTTCTACTCTAAAAGCAAATGATCTCCCTCTTAACCTTAGAAATACTTGATTGGTGAATTGTTCAATTGGCACTGTTGTGCTTTGTGAAACATCATTTGAATTGCTTTGAACATAATTAGCACCAGGGAAGTTTCTTGTTTTTAAAATCATCGTAGCAGCAGGAGTTGCAGCAGTAGAGTTTCTAAAGGTTAAATCTGGTATTAATTTTTTCATAAATACAAAACGCTCACCATCTCCCATATCTATCTGACTGCTTTCTATATAAGCGCTGATAGGACTACTAGGAGAGCTACTACCGTCATCAAAGCCAACTTCATGCGAATATAAGAAATGATCGGTTCCAGCAGCTATAGGATCAGTCTCAACGCCTCTATCCAACCATACTGTCCTAGATAGTGTTCCATAGTACCAAATTTGTTGTTGATAGTTATAAACAACGTAACGATCACATTCAGTGCTACTTGCAGATGGATAGAGCCACATTATTTCAGCAAATGCTGTATTTGTAGATGCAGTAACTTTTTCTAACTGACCATTGTTTATATCGTTAAACACATAGTCTCTTACAGAACAAGGTAATCTCTGAACAGAGCCGCCATATACATAAAACTCTTCTGCACCCATCCAATAAACACTATCTTCAACAGCTATTGATGCTAGTGGTCCAGCTATTGTTATGTTTTCAGATATAGAATTAATGCCAAAAGTAAATGGTGGCCCTAAATATTGCATTGCGTGTAAAGAAACATCGGTAAAAACAAGAACTTGCTGTCTGGTTTCAACGGCAGTTACAATTTTTGATCCAGAACCAATTCTTAAATCACCCGCAGTATTTGTAACAAGAGAATTCCAAACAAGAACATTCTCTTGATCTGAGAATCTAATTAACAATGGATCTTGCACACCAGCATTTGTTTCGCTGTCACATCCAAAAGCAATAACGTGCCTATCTTTATCAGAAACCAATACTTGTTTTGCAATAGTTGGTGCTGAAACTGAATTAGCAAGGTCACTTATTGCAACGGCTCTTGTGGAAGTGCCATTTGTTTTGTCCCAATAGAAAATACCAGCATCTCTAACATTAATAATTAAATCTTCACCAAAGTTATCATGGCTCCAAATTCTTAAAGTAGAACCAGATACAATCAAAGAAGCAGCAGAGTTCCAGGTACCTCGACCCCAAGTTCCCGCGCTCCAACCTGTTCCAGTTATAGTTGTATCAAGGCCAGTGTTAATTTGATAAGCAGCTACAACAGAGCCACCTCCATTGCTACTATCACTTGTATTTGAAAACACATATGTAGGTTCTAACCCATTGGTTGTGGTAATATCACCAATAGTTGCTACTTCTCTTACCTCGATTTGATATGTGTCATCATTTACAATATCTGTAACTTGATATTCTTGGTTTAAAACAGCTGCTGTTATTAACCCGCCCAAGCTTGCAGAGCCTGAAAACGTAACAAAATCATTTACTAAGGCGCCATGATCAGTTTCGCTAACTGTTATAGTTGCACAACCAACAGACGCACCAGAGCTATGCGCTGCTGCTGCTGTGCTGTTTAAACCTCTTACACAACCAATTAAATCATTACTTGACACAGCTGCGTAAGTTATTATCTCACTATCTATTTTTATTCTACCAGACGCTGGAAAGCCTGTAGAGCTTGTTAATGGAATCGTAGTGTCTACTGCTGTAACTGAAGCGCTCAAGGTATTTGCTTTAGTGGCAAAAGTAGCGTCACCAGCAGATGTCGTTAATCTTATAGGTGTTATGTCGTAGTAAGCACCACCCTCATTAATATAATATTTTAAGTGCGTGCCAACGCCTAAGTAAGCACTACTATCCAAAGCGACCCAAGGATGTAATGCTCTACAAGTTCCTAAAAAATTTGTAGTTGTATTTTTTATCCATCCACCAATTTTTTCAGGAAAGCCAAATCTAAACCTAACTTTATCCATGTCAAACCAACCGCCCTCATTAGAATAAGAGGTGGTTTCACGGTTTATACCGGGTTTAAACTGGAGTTTGGTCAATGGCATACGTTTCTCCTAGTAATGTTTTACACTAAAAAATTAATTTAACAAGTTTAAAGCCTGTTCTTTTGTCTCATCGTTTCTTCTAATCCAACCTCGACCAAACGTATCAAACGTACTTAAAGATCTGTAAAAGCCATCTCTCATGTGGTGCATTTGCTCTACTATTTCTGCTGGCTCAACTTCTAATACAGCTTGCAGTGTCATTGGACCTATACCACCATCCTGCTCTACACCTGCAATACGTTGCAGTGCCTTGGCCGCTCGACTTGTTCCGCTATTTACACCCCAGTCAAATACAGACCAATCAACACCAGAAGGAAGATCATCTCCACGAACACGATTCCAATAGTTCTCCCTATATATAGGATACACATCATCGTGGGTAAGACCTTCCATTTCTCCGTCCATTACTTGCCGACCAGCGTATTGCTCATAAACTGCGCGTGTAACTCCAAAATTTGTTTCCCCTCCAGGATCACTAGGGTGATTTACGTAACCCCCTTCGTGTTCCAAAAGCCAACCCATGCACTGCTCAAAATTATCTCTCATTTTGCATTCTTTCTTAATTTAGCAAACTGACGTGATCCAAACCAAAAACTAATAATACTGGTGAATAGTAAGTTTGTGTCGTCATTCCATATGGCTTGTGCCGCATCGTTAAATGTAACGCCTGTACTCATAGAATAAAATAAACCGCTAATTTTTACAGTCAGAAACAAACCCACAAATAAATATGTTACAACTGGTCGTACCGATCCTGATAAAGCCGCCGCAAATCCAGACTTGGCGTTTGCCGCTGCCATTGCTTTGTATATACCCTCTGATTCCGCAATGTCTGCTTTAGCATCTAGCTCATCTAACTTAAGAGAAGATAGCTGTGCGGCGTACTTACCTTTCGCTTCAAGCATCTTAAGTTCTTGCGCGTCTTTTTGTTTTTGCTGAAACAGATCAAGAATAGAGGGTATGATAGAAGTACCAAACCCTAGTGCTGCTCCTAATAGTGATAACATATTATCCTCCTATTTTAACTTAGTTTTAGATAAGGCTGTTGCCCCCATAAAACCAACAACAACTCCTAATTGAGCTACAATAAATGTATTTAAGAAACCTGACGCAGTGGCAACTCTGTCAATTGCGACAACTGGCGTTAATAAGACAATGACCGCCACAATCGTCACAACCATTGCAATCCACGCCATCATACGTTGCGTATCAGCTAACTTGTCCTCATTCTCCAGTCGTATCCATCTTTCGTGACGATCCATTTCATCATCAGTTATAATTCCGTCGCCATCGGCATCTGCCATTGCGTATTTACTATTTTCCTGTAGTTTTTTACCCATTTGTTAAATAATCCCCGCTGAATCTAAGATAGCCAATGTCAAAAGTATGTTCATAATAATAATCATAACTTAACTTCCTCAATTAGACAATGGATTGTCAAGAGCCTCTTGCAAACGCTCATTTAACTTATCTTCAAGTTTATTCATGTCTTTTTCTATTCTATTCTCTACTTCTCGCATTGTATCACGAACATCCTTCTCTGTCTCCCTATTTAACGTTTCAACCTCTCTTATTGCAGATGTCACGTCTTTTTGCACTTGGTTCATTTCATTAAGAACATCTTCTAACACTAAGTCTATAGAGCCTTGTGTAGTCTTTATACGCTCTGAAGATGTTTCAATCTTCTTCTCCAACTTATCAATGTATCCCTCTAGTTTAAGCAGGTCATCTCTAAGGTTGTTCTTAATGTCTCTGGTGTAGACAATAGCGTCATCCAGCTTTGTTAAAACCAACTCGTTTTGAGCTTTGATCTCATCTATGTCTATTTCCTGCACCACTTCGCGCAAGTCGAGGTAATCAAAATAAAACTCATAACCAACGTATGCAGAGCCAGCTAGTGTACTTAATGCTGTTACTGCAATACCGATTTTGCCAAAGCCAGAAAACTTTACGCCACCCACTTCCATATCAGCCATAATCTTCTCCTTACTCGAATGCCAGCTCTCGTAGCTTATTAATTTCTTGCTGTAGCTTCATTACTTCCAACTGCTTCTTTTGTAGCTCTAGTTCATAAAGCCTATTGCAATCTATCCTAGACTTAGCTCTTTTGCCTAATGGTATCGTAATTTTGCTGTAAATGCCAATATCTCCAGTCTTTCCACTGTTTTCTATTGTACCTCCCTGAATGATACTCGTAAGGCCAAATTCAATGTTTGTTGCCGAGCCAATGGCATTACTGCAATCCAAATCCCCTGATCTAAAAGAATCTGATTGATAGTTTGTACCACTGTTGGGTAACGATAAACTCAATGAGTTTGATGTTGAGTCTGCAAAAGCAGACTTTGCAACCATTAATAATACTATAAACCATATTCTCATTTAATTTACTTTAGAACAAATCCTCGACGCTATTTGACTAATTTGTTCCTCTCCCTTGAGTATTTTTGAAATTGTACAGATATACTGTACTCTGTCTAAGTCTTCATTTCGCACATACACCTCAAACGGATATCGTTTAGTGTAACGCACCTTTATAAGTTTTGACGTTGATGCAAATGGAATTTGCTTCCAATCCGCAGTAAACACACCAATCTCAAAATAAGAAATTTCACTTCGCCTGTTAAAAAGAGACATCTTTGTAACCGACACACCATCAATATATGACAGTTTAAACTTGGGGTATGCAGGTGTCATCTCATGAGCTTGAGCCTGAAACCCAAGCAACATAAAGATTAGTGCTACTTTGCAATACATTCCGCTACAATCATTGCTGTATAATTACCTGCTGGAAGTGCAGTATTATCTGCTGAACCATAAGAAGCAGTTGACGCCACCTTAAACCAAGTTGAGCCAGCCAATGTCATATTGTACGTTGTGGTGTTAGAAACAACAACTTTGGCCGCTTCATACGCGCTCATACCAGAAACAGAGTGCGAACTTACTGTTGTGCTTCCTGTCCACGCTACGCCGTCAGTTAAAGTAGGTGATGAGCTAAAGCTGTTTGGATGGGTAAACTTTGTTTTGTAGTAGTCAGCGGCAGCAATATCTACTCTTATGATTGCTTCGACACCACCGTCAGAAGCGGTTGTAGAAAGTTTCCAAGGTGAGGGGTTTCCGTACTCACCTGGTGTAGTCGTGTATATTGAGCAGTTGGCTTGCACCAAACCGTTAATCGGTGAATTGACTGCCCAAGCGCAAGTAGCTGACAGCAAAAATATTATAGGGGTTATTTTTTTAATCATGATATCTCCGTTGTTTAGTCGTCATACTGTGATCTAACAATACTTCTGTGAACGCTATCTTGGGTTAGGTTTCGTAACCCACTAAAATTGTCCTCTATAGTACCGCCTTCTATGGTTAAATTATCTTTATACACACCACCATTTATAACAACATTGTAGTATAGTTCAAGTTTTCCGACAGCCGCTATCTGTTGCATCATGTTTAACTGTTGCATAGGATCTGCAATTTTCTCTGCCGCACCTGCTACAGAAAGTATTTCCTCAACGCTTAACTCTTCGCTTTCTTCTTCCTCTTGAGCCTCTAAAGCCTCTTGCTCTTCTGCCTCTGCCTGTTCATCAAGTTGAATCTGTACCCACTGATTATAAAAAGGATCATCAACATTAGGAGAATCTAACAAGTTGTTATCGAGTAAATATTGATACAGTGCGTCTTGAAAATCTGGACAACTCGGATCGCTAAGTGGTGTGTGACATGGATCAAACTTATAGTGATAGAGTATTGTAACGTCAGAGAGTGATCCATCTCCTGTTACCTTTATCTCTCCATTACCAAATAAATTACCCAACGTGGAAGGAACTGCGTCATAGGTAACTTTAGTACCTCCGGGTATCTTATTCCAGTCATCAATGTACTCGTATATATACCCATCACCACCTATTTTTTTATTCGTAATAGACACAGTAGAGTCTTTGGTTGCGTCTTTTGTAAGTGTGTATCGGTGAAATATACCCTCAACTGTCAGCCCAGTTTGACTTGGCAGTAGGTTATTCATTGCCCATGTGTGAGCCTTGGAAGCTGCGTTCTCTGTATTGCCGTATATGTTCTCAGAGAAGCAGTAGTAAGGCCAAGAAAAGACCGCCAATGCCAGCAGCACCTTTGGCAGTGTTCTTGTCATCTTCATCCCATTCCTCCTTCTTTCCAGCCACATAACCAGGCACTAAGTGCGGGTTGTTTTCCCACTCTGTCTTAGCCGCATCTCCCACAAGACCGTTGATTGGGCATGGCGTGCCAGAATTTGCCATCGCTAGGTGAATTCTTTTGTCTTGGCACATTATTGATACAGCACTTACTTTTAGCCCCATGTCGTACATGACTTTTGCATTTTTTAACCGTTCGCAGTTCAGATCTCGCACTGTTTTGCCCGCACTAATGCCGAGTATCTGTGTCTGTACAGCTCCTGCTACAGACACATGACAGGTGTCTGAGTTAGATGAATTAATGCTTGGAGCCATAGCGGATGGCGGTGGAGACTTAACAGTAGTCGTGCTGTCTATTGTAGATGTAGTTGTGGAGTTTGTGTTGCTGTTTGTCTCGATACAGTTACTGTTTGTTGCACTATCACAAGGTACAGTTTGTGCGTAAACTATTGGAACTAATACTATTAAAAATAAACATATTAAAAAAGCCCAAGTTATATAGAGAAAAGATTTTTTCATTTTTTACTCCAAGTACAGAAAGGCTCTCCTAACTTCAAAGGGCAATCAATTATTACTCCACTGGAACATCCAGGTATAATTAACAATAGTATTAATAAATATTTATAAAATACATTCATTTAATAATGCCTAACCCATTTTAAGTAATATACTCACTAACATGGCAATAGTAGCACCAAGCCCACCCACTAAAAACATCTCCAAACGTTTTAATCTATAGAACACCTCTTTAAACTGAATGTGATTCTCAGTCTCTAGTTTAGTAATCTTAGGTTCGATTATGTCTATGCGGTCGTGAGCTTGCACTACTGTTCTTGCCATTGTTAATCCTAACTTGCTTTTTCAACAACTTCTTCTTTTAATTCTTCAGGTTTTAAAGATTCAACAAGATTAGCTCTCATAACACTAAGAGCCGCCAACTTTTGATCCATTTGAAATTGAAGATTATTTTGTTGAGATTCTAAGTCTCTAATTTGAGCAATTAAATATTTTGAAGAATGAGATAAAGATTTTTCTGTAAACTCTTGTCCATCAATATTAATTACGTTTTCCTTAACTTCTTCTTTCTTTTTAGCCATAATTTTCTCCCTATGTTATGGTTTGTTTAACCTATAAAGGTTGTAGCTGCATTAATAGCACTTGTTACTGGAGCCATGTCTTCGCTGCCCCAATCTTCTAATGCCTTCATTGTATCTAAGTAGCCTTTGCTTCTAGCGACACGTTCTTTCTTTTCTGCTGTTGTCATATCACTACAGAAGTCTTCACTTGTTGCATCAGCACCTTTGTCGTGTGTCTTTATAACTTCTGTTATAACACTTACACTGCCCAGCATTGCTGAGTAGTCTTGTGCAATCTGATCTGCTTCTCTTGCCATTTTATTCTTCCTTTTTTTCTATGTTAATATTACCTGAGATTGATATTCTCTCTCCGTCATTTTCATAAAACGGAAAGACTTGGTGGAGCATTTGTGCAGGAAACATAACCATATAACCTTCTGCTTCCTTCTCCATATTATACGCAAATGTTGATACTTTGCCTAGTGTATTTGTGTAACTAAATGCAAAGTTAGATATATGATTATCTGCATTTGACTCAGCGCATACAGGTAGCTTGCGCTGTTCTGCATAGGATGTAGGTATTTGCATCCATATTACAAAACTATAAACACCACCGTGATCATGTGGTGGGTTAAACTCGTGCTTCTTCTGGAAGTTTACCCAGAGGCTTTCTAAGTTAAACCCTTCACCTTCTTTCATAACAGCTCGCCAAGGTGGGCCATAAGACTCAATGTGGCTGTCCATAAACTTAGGGATTAACTCACCGACAAACTCTTCTAGTAAGGGTGAGTTACCATCAAGGCGTATAGAGGAGCTGATGTTACCTGCAAGTTCAGGCTTCATATCTTCTGGCTTTTCTCTTGCCTCGTTAATCACAGTCCATAGGTTAGCCACAACATCCTCTGGGAGTTGTCCTTCAACAACCCCTA